CCTAAATCCATTGGGGGCCACACCCATGCCACTGCTGCGGCGTTGCGGACTTCTGCCACGAATTTCGCGCGCCTTATGGCGTCGTCTGTTGGAGGACGCCTATATTCACTTTCGATGTCAAAGTCTGATCAAAGACATGGCATCGCTGGTGAGCGGCAATGGTTTTGGGCTAAGGATGTACACGCCATCAATCAACGGTCGGACCCACATCCGCATGATTTGCACTATATGTGTGATGTCGACTACTATAAGGACATACCTTTCTTCCTTGCTGAACATGCGAAGCCCTTGTTGCTTTACACGCTCGTGCCTGAAGAGGCTGCCAGCTCTGGCAGAGACAATTCGAGTTTTTACTTTGATGCGTCTGGAAGGGTGAACATGCATGTTTCGGGGGGCGGTAGTTATTGCCACTATCTCTGGGACTACGGCATGGATAGTACTCTCGCTATCAAAACTTTCCTTGGTGTCCCTATTCGCACGACTGTTTATGCCATTGAGCGTAAGCAGGTCGGATATAGTCGACAGTTGATTTTGCTTACGCCCATCCGGGTGTTCGAGCACCTTGGCGCTGTATTGTCTACCTTTCTGTTGGATAGCCGGCCTCTTCGCCGGTTTATCCCGTTGGTACATGTTGGAAATGAGACCTATATTCGGTTTCGTATCCAGACTGCTTCTGGAGCCATGGTCACCACAGGTAAGGCCGGCAGTTTGCTTTGCGCTACTGTCGATGCCAAGACAGACGAAGCGATTTCGTTGGTCTCTGGTCTTTGTGTTACCAAGTTACAATTGCCTACGGTAATTGGCTGGCTTGGAAAAGATAAAAGGCCGGAGGCTGCACTATTGACGGAGTTTTTCCGCAACAAGTGTCCACGTATTTCCCTACTGTCTTTCCTGTAGACCAGGCTGTGCGCGCATATGCGTATGAGCCAGAGCAGTATGACCAAGACGCAAGGCCTAAATTAGAGGCATTTATGTCGCCATTAGTGCATGGTGCTTTTTGCCCCGTCCCGGATGCTGCTGCAGAACGGGCATGCGTCGAAGGCCGTATCAACAAACTCAAAGGCCCTGAGCCCAAACCCAACAACTTCGTCTTCCAATGTATGGAGGAATTTGCGGAGTTGGTGGTGGGAGGAACAGTCCTTGCTCCTGTTGAAGTAGAT